TTTCAATATACTCTTTTGTTGGAGATATAGTATCGTCTGTTGTCATATCTCCAAGTAATAGCTGATCTTCTGTTTTATGTAAATCTGTTGATGGATATCTTTCTTGCTGAGAAGAACCAGCCTTTTCCCAGATATGCTTATATTCTGGATAAATCTTTTCAGCCTCATCATCTGTCATAAGCTTTGCGACAATCATATTAGCAGCATCACGACAGAATGGATCTCTTGAGTTAGGGTCAATATATAAATCAAGTGGGTAAATGCTTTTTAACATTACCTCTCCCTTACCCATATCAGCATTTGGATCTTGGTAAGCCATCAAAGCACCCATTCCTCCAACATAATAATCATCGATTGCTCTCTTTAGTTCAGCATTTCCATTAGATTGCTCCCATATCCATTGGAATAAGTCAGAAAAGACTTTTGCTATCTCTCTGTCCGAGTCATCTCTGGCAGTAGCTCTGAACTGAGGCTTCTTTGAGGTAAGTAAAGCTTTTGCTGTTTCTATAGCTGGATGAATCCTATTAACAACTATAGGGCTATGACCACGAGCAGTTAAAGCCCTTGTCTGTTTTTTAGTCCATTGAATGCCATTTCTGAATTCTTCGGCCTCTTTGAACTTTATTGCCCATTTTTCTCTCTCGTTATAATAATGCTCCAACAACTCAAGAGATTCCTTTACATCTTTATGGATAGGTTTGTCGTCAGGATTCTTTCCCTCTTTATAACCAAGGTAGTCCAGCATATCGCCAGACATTTTCTCTTCAAGTGTTTTATCGTATTTCGGCATATAAAAAAAACCCCTACCCAGAAAGTTTTATCTGAATAAGGGCTTTGCATTTGTGCAGTGGTCCCAATTCCAATTTGATGCACAGAGGAGCTACACTGGTAGTTCCTCGCTTTTATTAACGTACACTTTATGAGAAATGTTCCCTTTATGCAAGTTAATTTTTAATTCTCCTGTAAATTTATTATCGATCATTGTTTTTATAAAATTTACGAGAGACATAAACTTGGTATATCTCTTATAAGATTGCCCAGTCGAACTCCTGTACCCCGTATGACTCATGTTCATCTCCAATAGTTAAATCTTTATCGGGTGGCTTGTAAGATCCATAAAAAGCATAATAAAGTCCGTCAAGTAAATCATCATGCTTTCCACGAGGATACATAAGTAACTCATTCTCAAACTCTGTCATATTTGGTTTAAGATAAATCTTATGCTTAAAGAACCAAGGCTGGAGGCTTTCAAGCCTATAACTCTTTGATGTCCTCGGATTTAATTTAGTTGCGAAACCAGGTATGAACCGTATTCGTGTAATATAATCACGAATCATCTCCTGATATCCAACTGATTCAACATGAGCCTTTTGAGGCGTATATCTATCGTCATAATCAAGGATTGCTTGTGCGAGATCCATTGGCTTGGCATGTTTTCGGTAATATGGAAGGATATAGCGATTGTCTTCTGCATCTATAGCAATAGAGACTATTGTGCTATAGTCAGCAGTTTGTTTTGTGGAAGAGGCGGGATCTATGCCTGTAAAGACATAAACAAATTTTTTCATAGGTTTGTCAAGTTTTTCGTAATTGAGGTGAGTTATCGTTAGAGTTCCTGTCCTTTCATCTCCTTTTTCATAAGTACCATCCCAATACCTCAAATCCTTTTCCTTAAAGAGTTGGTCTTCATCTCCTACCACTTGACATTGATATTCACGATAAAAGACAGATATTCGATTTATAGATTCCAAGCTCTCTTTCTTTTCAAGTAAAGTCTCTACACTATGGAGATCGGGCCAAAGACAGGACTTACCATCATCAGAGAGAGCTTGATATCTAACGGATTTATAACCTTCCATCTCATGCAAAAGTTCCACCATACAGTTTTCATGCTGTGGAGTACCGATAACCAATACTCTTCCAATATCTGCATCAAGACCAGGTTCTACACCTTGAAGCAACCATCGAAGATTCCACTCCATTGCTTCGCTTGTTTTTGTATTATTTTCATCTTCAGGGTCATCAATGATAAAAAGAGTAGGCCTTTGGTTTCCAAACTTCAATCCACGAACCTGCTGGCCAGTACCTTTGCAAATGATTGCTGAATTATCTTTTAACACAATTCTATCCTTTGTCCAAACTTTTGCTGAGTGTTGTCCCCAATATCCAAATAATGACCTTAAAGGCATTGAATGATCTAAAGCATCTTTTATTGTCTGCAGTTGGTCAATCGCATGGCCTTGAGTCTTACTTGAGAGAACAATTACCTTCTGGCCTTTACTAAAAAATAAATGATGTAACGGAAATACACAAGCTCCAATAGAACTTTTTGCATGACCTCTGGGTGCAATAACGCACATTTTCTTTATTTTCTCATCTTTGAATATATCAGCAAGTTCATAATGGAACTCAGGTGATTTTGAAGTAAACATACCAGGAAGGCATACCTTACCAAAGGAAATCATATCTTTCTTTAATTTCCGAAGAATCTTCCTTTGTTTGTATATATTAGGCTGTTTTGCCATTTTCCTTCCCTAAATCATAGCTTGGTGTAAAATTAGGATGATCTATTGATTCTCCAAATTCTTTTACCGATTCTGCGGCTTCAACATAATTAAAGTTATTTCCAAAATTATACTTTTCAACTTCTTCTTTATAGAATTTGACTCTATCAAATGCTAAAAGATGCGAATCGGTAGGAAAGATATTAAACCATCTCTCCATTGTTCGCATGTACAAAAATAAGGACAATGCCTTTTTTCCTGTATTCTTCATATAGGTAACAACTGCAGCCGCCTCAGATAAAGGGACTATCTCATCTACATAAAATGTTTCATTGTTAAAGTTGCTCGCCCTACTCTTGTCCGAGTACAGTTGTGCCACCTCTTGGGCCTTCTTTTCTAATTTCTTCGCTACGTTTTTGTTCATGGTTTATCCTATTTCTCCAGTTTGAGTCAAGTATATCAAGGGCTTTTACAGCAAATCTTGCTATCTCATCCCTGTTCTCCATTTTTGATATACGATAAAGTGCATTTTTCGCTTGTCTTAAACGAAAAGAGAAAGAATCGAACAAAACCTTGTTATATTCAGGGTTCGTGAGATTCTTCATTTCTTCGAAAGTGGCTTTTATAGGTCTATCTTCCATTTATACCATCCTTTGTTATATTTCTTATATATAATCCTGTACTTAGGTCATCACTATCCAACATCGGGCATATTTGAAGAATATCAGAGTCTCCCCAACCTAATGTATCAACTATTTCTTCTGGTAGTTCTGCTAAAAACTCATTAAAAGAAACAGGATTCTCTTTACACCACCTGTTCTCAAGCGATGTAAGGAAAACCCTACTCATGAAGATCTCTATCTCCCTTGACCTCTGTAACGCTTCTTCTTTGCTCTTTTCCATTTTGTATTCTTTGAGGCTCCTTGCCTTGTTTTCTTATCTCTCTTCTTTTTCTTTGTTTCGGTACTTCTATACGTTTTTGCCATTCTCTATTCTATCCCCATCTATTGCCAATGTGTCCTCAATTTCAGCCAAAGACATGAATTCACCTTCAATTTGATGAACATCTGGCTGTTTTCTGTCATAAAGACCTAATATTTTAACTAAAACCTCTGCTGCTCTCATCATGTTCGCTGGATCATGCTTGTCGTTGGCCACCTCATGTGCTTTTTTAATCATATCAAGCACAGAACCCTCATCTATTTGCTTCTCAGCCAATATTTTCTTTAATTCATCATCAATCATTTCTTTCACATACTCCTTTTTTAGTAACGATTTTGTCTTTGCAGACGGTTTTTCGTCATTTGGACTAAATATCTTGCCTAATGTATCATAATCCAGGTTGCCAGAGACAAATTGTATGGCATAAGCCTTTGCGAAATTCTTATACTGTCTATTTCTTCTGTATTTATCTTCAAAGGTTTGTGCAGTAATGGATGCATAACTCCCTGTTTTACGATGCGGTTCGTATAATAGTTTCTTTCTTGGTCCACCAAACACTTGACCATAAGGAAACACATAATTAGTATACTTCTCATATTCTCTTCTTTTAATACAAACTGCTACATACCCATCATCCGAAAGACCAAAGTCACCCATATTGCAATCTCGCCACGCTTTATACGGTATTTTATGGTCTTTTGCCTCTTTTTCTGTGTAAATAAGGTATTCTTCCCAATAATATTCTCTTTTTACACCTTTTTTCAAAGGTTGGCGAAGATGTTTTCTAACTAACTTGTCCATTTGCCCTTTGCTCTACCATACCGTCATAACCGATATTACTTTTCCTTCTATCATCCTCTCTTCGATCTAAACCAGCAACACAGCAAAGTTGTGTACAATTATAACCATCATTTTCGTTATATTTACCATTTTCATCCTTACCCTGCATATGCCAAGTTCGTTTAACTATAGCATTATTTATCTTACCTAACATATCTGGTACGTTCTCATCGAAATCATTTACAAAACCCCAATGCACCTCTTTTGCGAGATGTTCTACAGCTTTAGCAAGTCCCTGTATTGCCTCAGCTACCCCATCGTTTACTTTATTACTCATAACTCTTCATATCCTTTCTTACTCTTGATTTTTGATACGGTTTCAATATCATCTACAAAATCCTCAAATTCATAAACTTTCATGGTTTCTATGTTTAATGGTTCTATCCTATCAGTCTTAGACTCAATCTTAGAAACCTCGTCAAGAGGTTTCTCTATGTTATTTCTCTTAGACTTGACTAATCTATGATATATCTTACTTAGTATAGTCTTAGTAATAGTCACCCTACCTTGTTTAGTATGATCCATATGACATCATGAAGTATAACAAATACTGAGATTTATAGCAATTAGCAAAAAATTTAGTAAGAATGTGCGTGTGTAATATAGTACAATCCCACCCCCTTCGCTGATAGGTATGTCTTAGTTAATTAGGTTGAAATTAGTTAATTAGGACTCTCTTGGTTGAGTGGAGTAGAGGTGGGATTGGACCACCATAGGCCATCTCGCTGAGAGATTTGACTGTAGGCTTAGTCTTCATCATCTCCTCAGATGTCCTACAGGTCTGAGGTGTACTTAACAAAGGAGGTTGTAATGACTACAACTAAGCCTGCCAGTAAATCTGGCAACAACCCTGTAAAGGGTATCACTCTCGTAATCCATGACCGTAACGAAGACGGTACTATCGTCGAAGATAGTGATGGTCTATGGGAATCATCGTTCATATCTGGTCCTAAGGGCAAGGGTAATGAGCATGGTTTGGGTACGAAGGACCTGATGGAGAATGACTCGGTCCTATTCGATAACGCCAAGGTGTACTATAACTGCATTGACCAGTTCAATGAAGTTCTCGCTACACGCGACTTGCACCTGGCATCACCTGTCTCTGGTAGCGAGTACAAGGTTACTCCATCTGGTAAGCTACGCATGTGGGTAGCATCATCGGAAGGTGATGAGGCATACGCACCATCAACAGGTATCTCTATCGAATAGTCACCCTTGGGTGAATGTTCTTAACGTCATGACTGAGCTTGGGGGAGCTTGGTCATGGCACAATCTTAAGGAGTTTATTATGAATAAATGTGTATTATGTAAAGAAGTAGCAACTGTGTCCTATCATGGCTATAGCCTTTGTGAAAGGTGCCATGCCAGGGGACATAATGTTCTTGGTATCCAACTTGCGGTCCATGAACGTAAGAGGTTCGAGGACGTTGTTGATGACCACGAGCAAGAACTCATGGTATTGCAATCGAAGATTGCTGAGTTCCAGAATCAATGGTATGTAAGACCATCTCTGTCATCTCAACTTATTGAGTGGTTCTATGACCGTAGGGATAAATGGTACATTAAGATGATGGTCTTAACATTACCATGGATTCCTCTTGCGTTCGCAGTCCATTGGTATTGGTAGGAGGTATTATGATTAAGTTCAAGGAATCAACTCCATTAGAAGTTGTCGAACATGCCTTAAACCAGTATGTAGAGGACATTGCTCTATACATTCTCCATGGCGATACAATGCGTTCATGGAGAGGTATAGACAATATTCTGCATAAGGCTGGTTTAAGAGATGCATGTTCCATTGCTGAAGGCAATGTTCCAACTTCTAAAGAACGAGGTAAGAGCCTATTCTCGTACTTGTCGAGCAAGTACTCCGATGGTCGAAGTCTCGACCAACGATTAGAATCGGCTCATAACATCGTTCGGAATTCTAAAGGAATTCGAGTTGTCAATGATTAGGTACGTTAGTGATAACCCAAGCATAGTTCATCCTCCTCGGTGGACTCGCAAGAGTCAAGCCGAGGCTTGGGTTATCAAACGGTATGGATGGAACAAGACTAAAGCCAAAAGGGCGACCTTTCGCAAGCTCAAGTTCGTCTGGTTCAATCCACATATCAATTGGTAACATTTCGTACCAGGGACACCCATTGTTCCTGGTCATGTGAAAAAGAGGTTAATTTGGCCATAATCGAAATAAATGGAAGATCTAATCATAAGTCTATTCGCTGAGAGATTTGCCTTTGTAGATTGGGCATTATACAGTCTACATAATCATCTGAAAGGACATTACTATGGAAAATAATAGTAAAGACAAAAATACTGTACTTGTTAGGACAATAGGTACATTCGGGGAAATACTATCTGCAAGAGTTCCCATAACTTCAACTGATACAAAGGAAAGCATTGTGGTTAAGGCATCAAAACGGATAAACGAAAAGAGAGGTAAATGATGGGATTCATGGTAGTTAGGAAAAAGAGGGACCTTCAGCAATTGATAGGTATCTATGAAACAATGAATGATGCTCGGTTTATTATATCAAAGAATGCGAAAAAGAAAGACTTTGGTAAACAGTTCATTTGTAAAACCAATGCCAAACCAACTGCAGGGAGGCTCTTGAAATGAACACGATTAAATGGGTCTACGAAGATACAGAAAGTATTGGTAAAATAGTTGAAAACTTTAACAACCATTCGAATAAAGAGCATTTCTTTGAAGATGTGATAAGATACAGAAGTGTGGAAATGGTAGCAACGAAAGTTCCTGGGACTAAGAACCTTGTCATGTTATATATGTTTAAAGATGGTGGTCCTCGGTCTGATTATGGTAACGGATTTGGTGTAAATACTGAAATAGATGGCTTTAATTTGAAAAAGAGAAGACATATTGACCTAAAGACTGCATCGACCAGTTATACTTATCATTTTAGAGTCTCAAAGACAAAAGGTATAGAAGAATTTGAAAACTTCGTAAGAGCAGTTATGTTCATGTATTTTGCTATGCTTGACTTTCTGCCTCAAGTAACTATTTATACGGATATTTGGATGTCCACTATATTTGAGAAGAATAAGGAGCTTAAAAATGGCAAAAGCTGAAACAGGGGACATTATGGCTTGTCCAGATTGCAATGAAAAGATGGTAACTGAACATTATCAACTTAATCATGGCACTTATGGCCATGTAGAACCGATACAAGCTGAAGAAAGCTATATCTGGTGTCCTAAATGTGAAAAAGACCAAACGATAGCAGTAGAAGATCGGGTGTTCTCATCAATGAGTGAGAAGTACTGATGCAAGATTTCAATAATCATCGGGATTGGAAACGTGGATGGTCCTATGAAAATGATGCACCTGATGATGAACAATGGCAACTCGATAGAGACTGGTTATTTTCATTAAGCGGAAATGGTTGGTGGTGGGGATGGAATGAAATAACATGTCCTATTGAAGAGCTAAAAGATCACTTAAACAATCTAAGTGAAAAAAGAAAGAGAGTGTATAATCATGATAGACGGGTTAGTTAAAATAGCTGGAAGTTTGTTTGTTGGTGGTATTGGGTTAGTGCTTTTCGTGGTAGCTGCCGTACTTATATTCTATGCAGTAGAAGAATTGTATAGGCAATATGGGAGGAAAAAATGAAACTATTAACAAAAGCAATAACGGAAAAAGCGATTAAACAAGGCAAAATGGATAAAGATACAACGACACTTAAAGACAAAAAGATAGTCGCTAAGTTCTTTCATGTCTTGAGTTCATGGAAATGGTATCTTATTGAATTAGATGAAGATAAGGATTATGCCTATGGTATCGTTGATGGATATGAGGTAGAAGTAGGTCCATGGACAATGCAAGAACTATATGACATAGAAATAAAGCATCCATTCCTTGGTGTACCATTTAAAATGGAACGAGATAAGTTATTTAAACCAATAAATGCCCAGGAAGGGTATGATAAAATATGGAAGGAGCATTACGATGGGTGATGTGTTTGAATCTGTAACTCCAGAAAGTGTACTGAAAAGTGAAAGAGACAGTGCAAGAGCAACATTAGCTGAGGCTGAAAGATTACTTGAAAAAGCTAATGAACTTTTAACATTCTATAACGAAACGGACTTTGTAAATGAAGTCCAAAACTTCTTAATTGCAGGAAAGGATATCTCATGAATAATGACTATCAAACTCCAGTTCTATATGCAACATCGAGCAAAGGTCAAATAAAGACATGGCTTGGTAATGCGAAAAACATGGGAGCATATACCATTGTTACCACCCGATTCGGACTTAAAGGGAATAGTTTACAAACTCAGGAAAAAGAGGTTCGAGAAGGGAAGAATATCGGAAGATCTAATGAAACTACTCATTTTGAACAAGCAGTTAAAGAACTGCAGAGTAAAGAAAATCGGAAAAGAGATAAGGGCTATACCGACAACTCGGAGGCAATAAGTACACCTATTTTACCGATGTTAGCTTTGCAATTTGATAAACGTAAACATAATGTGAACTATCCATGTTTTGTTCAACCTAAACTGGATGGTGTTAGGATGACATGTCATTTAACCGAGAACAATGAAGTAGAGATGTTCTCAAGAAAAGGTAAGCCATTTACTTTTATGCCTGGTCTTGAAAAAGAGTTACATCACGCACTTGTGGATCTTGGAAAAAGACTG